TTATTTTTATAAGGAGTTGATTTTTAACAAATGATTTTTATAATAGGGTTATTATTAATCTGTATAAGTATATATTTAACATATAGAGCTTGAAATAAAGAAAAGGAAATAATAAAAATCAATGAAGAAGTTAAAGAACAAAATGAAGAAATTGCTAAAGAAAATGAAAAATTGATATTAGACAGAGGCGAACTAGAAAAACAGATCCTAGAAAAAACTGCTAAACTGAAAGGTATTTCTCAAGCAATTCAAAATTCTCAAGAGGCATCAGATCAATCTATGCTAGCCTGTGCAAAAGCATTTGACAATTATATGGAAGTGCTTGAAAATAGCTATAAACAAACAGGAGAAGAGTATGACAAATTAGTAAAATCTTTAATGAATTCATATGATGAAGTACAAGACAAAATTATACTTGCAATAGGAAAAGAAAAAGCAGAGTTGGATAAATATAAAAATACTCGTGCTGCCGCAATGCAAGCTCATCTAAAAGAACAAGAGATAAAAGAAAAACTAGAATTTTATTGCTTGCATCCAACTGAAACTGAAAAAGATGATATTCAAGAATTAGAAAGAGTAAAACCAAGATTACATCAACCGCGTATATTAAGCATGTTAATCTGGAGTACTTATTACCAGAAACCAATGACCGCACTGTGTAATAATATATTAGGAACTTCTATTGTTTGTGGTATATATAAAGTCACAAATCAAAAGACAAATATGTGTTATATAGGTCAGGCGGCAGATGTTGCTAAGAGATGGAAAGACCACGCTAAATGTGGATTAGGAATAGATACCCCCGCAAATAATAAACTTTATAAAGCAATGCAAGAAGATGGTATATGGAACTTCTCTTGGGAATTAATTGAAGCTTGTCCTAGAGATTTATTAAATGAAAAAGAAACCTTTTATATTAATTTATATGACTCTTGTGCTTATGGGTATAATTCAAATAGTGGAATTAAAAAATCTTAATTTGATAATTTTATAAAATTATAATATAATATATATAGAAAGAAAGGATAATTAGTATGTTTAAAAACGATATTATGAATTTTTTTAAAAGAACTTTAAAGCGTATTACTACTTTTACTGAATATGTAGAATTAAACAGTAACTCTAATCGTGAATTATATATTAATATGATTACTCCTCAAGTTGCAGAAATTGTTGATAAGACTATTCGTATGTGGAATAAAGCTGATGATACTGATATGGTAGAATGGGGAAAAAGAACACCTATTAAGTTATATATTAATTCAACGGGTGGGGATTTCAATTCTATGTTGACAATTATGGATATTATTAAATTATCAAAAACCCCTGTTTATACTATTAATACAGGTACAGTTCATAAAGAAGCATTTTATATCTTCATTTCAGGACATCAAAGATATGCTTATCCTAAATCTTCATTCTTATATGAGAGAGATTTGAAACATTTAGATGAAAATGATAAGTCATTAGATAATTATATTGCTTTCTACGAAAGACAACTTTTAGAAATAAAAGATGTAGTATTAGAAAAAACTAAGATTACTGAAAATGAATATAATAAACACTTAAAAGGCACTTGGTGGATGACCGCCGAAGATGCTCAAAAATTAAGAATTTGTAATGAAGTATTAAATGCATATCAATCTATTCAATAATAAAGGAGGGAATTGTTATGAATATGATAGATTTTTTAAAGGAAATAGAGAATTTTAAAAATAATCTATCTCCACAAGCACAAGACTTTTTTAAAGAATTAAAAGAGAAAAATTCTGGTGAGTCATTACTAACTGAAGCGGGAAGAAAAATTCTTATGACTATGAATAGTAATGCAGAAACCTACTTAAACACTTTTTCATCTAAGCAACTAGGAGAGTTATTATTTATGCCAGCAAGATCTGTTTCTGGGGCAATGCGTAAATTGGTTTCAGAGCAATATGTAAAAAAAGGTGGAAACAATCCTGTTACATATAGTTTAACAGAAACAGGAAAAGCGATGGTCAAAGAGCTTGAAATTGACAAAAATTAAAATTTTTGATATAATTATACTATAAGATGAAAAAAGAAAAATAATTAAAAAGAAAAGGAGAGAAAATAAATGAGAAAAGCGACAAATAGTGAAAGAATTGAAGGAAGAGTATATCAACATTCATTGACAGTTAAAACTGTACAAAATCAAACATCTCCAAACTTTGGAAAAGAGTTTATCGCAGGAGACCTTGAAGTAGCAGTGGATGAAGCAGGTTTAAATGTTATCCCAGTTCATTTTACATATGTAACACCAACAACTAGTTCAGGAGCTGAAAATAGAACATTCTCAGTATTAAAGAAAATAATTGATGGTGGAAAAACTTGGATTACAAATGGAAAAGATGAAGCATTGAAAGTAAGAATTGATACTGCAATAGCATTAAATGATTTCTATACACAAGATGGAACATTAGTATCAGTTAAGAAAAATGAAGGCGGATTCGTATCTATCATAAATGGTGAATTAGCATTAGAAAATGAAAGAAATACATTTACAGTAGATATGTTAATTACAGGCGTAAATAGAACTGAAAAAGATGAAGAAAAAAATATTAATGAAGATTTCGTAACTGTAAGAGGAGCTATCTTTAACTTTAGAAATGAATTATTACCAGTAGACTTTTTAGTAAAAAATACTGATGGTATGAAATATTTTGAAGATTTAGGAGTAACTGGAGCAGAACCTATATATACAAAAGTTTGGGGAAGAATTAATTGCGGAACTATCTTAAATGAAGTAAAAGAAGACTCTGCATTCGGAGAATCAGCAGTTAGAACTTACGAAAGAAAAATTAGAGAATGGGTTATTACAGGAACAGCAAAAGTACCTCATGATTTTGGAGATGAAAACATACTTACTGTAGATGAAGTAACTAAAGCTCAACAAGATAGAGAAGTTATGTTAGCAGAAACTAAAAAGAGAAGTGAAGAATATAGAGCTAACAAAAACGCAGCAGACAATGCATTTGGAAATGTTGCAACAACAGCACCTACTCCAAGCGTATCAAAAGGCACATTTAGTTTCTAAAATGAATTTTTAAAGAGGAATTAATGTGTCTAATTCCTCTTTTCAATTTTAAATAAAAGAAAGAGAGGATATATAAAATATGGCTATAGATTTATTAGGCATTACTCCTCACCAAGTTAGTCGTGACCTACGTGGATACTCTGTATTATTTTATGGAGAACCAAAAAGTGGTAAGACTACTACCGCATCTAAATTCCCTAACTCATTATTATTAGCATTTGAAAAGGGGTATAATGCAATCCCAGGAGTAATGGCACAACCTATCAACAGCTGGTCTGAATTCAGACAAGTTTTAAGACAATTAAAAAATGAAGACGTAAAAGCAAGATTCTCAACTATTATTATAGATACTGCGGATATTGCATATGATTATGTAAGTAAATACATTTGTGATAATGCAAAACGTCCTGATGGAGGATTTGGTGTAGATAAAATCGGAGATATCCCATTTGGTGCAGGATATACATTAGTTGCACAAGAATTTGACGAATGTTTAAGAAGTATTGTTCAAATGAATTATGGTTTAGTTTTAATTAGCCACGCAACTGACAAATCATTCACAAGTGAAAATGGACAAGAATATAATAAGATTGTTCCTACTCTTGATAAGAGAGCAACAAACATTGTATCTCGTATGACAGATATTATTGGATATTCAAGAGCAATTACTGACGCGGAAGGAAATACATCAGTTAAATTATTTATGAGAGGAACTCAAAGATATATGGCTGGATCAAGATTTAAATATACTCCAGATTATATAGACTTTAGTTATGATAATTTAGTAAATGCTATCGCTGAAGCTATTGATAAGCAAGCTCAATTAGAAGGACAAGAACATTTTACTAATGAAGCAAGTAATTTATATCAAGATACAATGAAAGAATTAGACTTTGATGAACTTATGAACGATTTTTCTACAATTCTTAACAATTTAACAAATACAGTTGATGAAAAGGAATTTCAAGAATTCTGGCAACCAAGACTTACTGAAACTATTGAAAAATATTTAGGTAAAGGAAATAAAATTAGTAATTGTAATAGAACTCAAGTAGAAGCTGTTAGTTTAATAGTGTCTGATTTACACGAGTTAGTAAATAAATATAAGAAATAAAAGAAAGGAGAAGATTATTTTACAATGAATTAATCTTCTCTCTTTTTTGATTATTTTACAAAATTATGATATAATAAATATATAAAGATAAAGAAGGTGTATAAATAATGGCAGTTAGAATGGTCAAGTGTAAGTACTGCGGGATACAATTTGATAGAAATTCAGAACCATTTGAAGAAGTGGGCGGAAGAAGATACGCTCATAAAGCGTGTGCCGAACAACACCAACAAGCAATTCCGCAAGAAGAGCAGGACTATCAAGCATTAGAAGATTATATAAAGAAATTATTTAAAGAAGATTATCTTAATGCAAAAATTAGAAAACAAATTAGAGATTTTAGAAAAGAATATAATTATACTTTTTCAGGTATGTTAAAAACTTTATATTGGTGGTATGAAATAAAAGGAAATTCTGTTGACTTAGCTCAAGGAGGAATTGGTATCATTCCATTTATATATGATGAGGCATTGAAATATTATTATAGTTTATATGTCGCACAAACAGTTAATGAGAATAAAGTTATAACAAAACCAAAAGTGCAAGAAATTGAAATAGGCTCTCCAAGAGCATTTCAAAATCCTCCTAAGTTATTTAACTTTGGAGAAGAATAGGAGGTTAAAATGAAATATGTTGATATAACCGCAATTATTCAGGTTATTGGAAGTATATATCAAAATTCATCTTTATTAGATAATGAAAATTATTTCTTTAATGAAGATGACTTCACAGAGGAATTTCATAAAATATTATTTGGTTCAATGTTTAATCTTCATGCTCTTGGAGCAAAAAATATATCTGTGAACACTATTGAAGATTATTTAAAAGATAGACCTAAAAGTTTAGCAGTATATAAAGCAAATAAAGGTGCCGAATATTTACAAAAGATAGCAGAAAATATTCAATTATCTACTTTTGATTATTATTATCAAAGAATGAAAAAAATGACTTTATTAAGAATGTATCAGAAGGCGGGAATGGATTTATCTTGGCTATATGATATGAATAATATTCTTGACATAAAGAAAAAGCAAGCACAAGAAGATTGGTTTGACAATACATCTCTTGATGAAATGGCGGATATTATTGATAGAAAAATAACTGAAATAAGATTAAAATATGTAGATGATACAAATGAAGATTTCTGTCAAGCAGGAGATAA